ACATCAGAATTAGGAGCAATTCCATCAAAAATTGATAGACTACTTGATGTAGTATCTAATGTTGAACTATTCAATATTGACCTCGTAGTTGACGGTGGTATGTCTACTATCAACGCAGTTAGTGAATATTTAGAAACTTCAAAAGGTACAAAATACTTTGATGATAATATAAATGTCGCAGCAATTTCAGGGCTATACGTTTCAGATCCTACAAAAGTAACAGATCTAAGTGCTGTAAAATTTAGAGATAACTGGAAGACAATATTTGATAGATTTGCTAACTTTGCACAATTTGCAAGACAAGATTGTTTCTTTATTGCTGATGCACCAAGACACATATTTGTTCAAGGTGCAAACTTTAAAGTATTAGAAGATTCAAATGCTAATTTCTCGCAAAATATGTTTAATCCATTGCGCAATATTGTAAGCGTTTGTAATACAAGTTACGCAACAATTTACGCTAACTGGGCTAAAGTATATGATACAGCTCTTGATGATCAAACATGGGTACCTTTCTCAGGTACAGCTGCATCTAATATGGTAAACACCGATACAAACTTCCAGCCATGGTTTGCACCAGCAGGCTTTACCAGAGGTTTAGTAGCAGGAGCAAATGATATTGCAATATATCCAACACAAAAACAAAGAGATCAATTATATAGAGTTTGTGTTAACCCAGTAGCATTCTTTCCAAATGAAGGTTTTGTAATATACGGTCAGAAAACACTACAAAAGAAGCCAAGCGCATTTGATAGAATTAATGTACGTAGATTATTTTTAAATCTTGAGAAATCAGTACGTGATACAGTTAAATTCTTTGTATTCGAGCCAAACACTCTTCTTACAAGAACAAGAGTTATTAATACACTAACACCTATATTTGAAAATGCTAAGAATACAGAAGGCGTTTATGATTATCTATTAGTATGTGATGAAAGAAATAACACACCTACAGTTATAGACAATAATGAGCTAGTTGTTGACATTTACTTAAAGCCAGTACGTGCTGCAGAGTTTATTTTAGTTAACTTCTACGCAACAAGAACAGATACCAACTTTCAAGAGTTAGTTGGATAATAAATAGGTAACCAAATAAAATAGAAAAAGAGCGTTAGCAATAACGCTCTTTTTTATTGATTATTTTATCAGTACTATACCAACACTATAGTAAAAGTAGTAGGTAAGGGTATGATCGCAAATAAATATTAATATGAGCATATCTACAGGGCAAACAATATACTTTGTTACAAAATTCAGTACAGAAGAAAAGTCTGGTATTTTAGAAGAACAAACATCTTTAGGTTTTAAGATTGGTGGAACATGGTACTCCGCAGGTGATATAACAATAAAAAGTATTCTTTTAGACAGCAAAATCAGCTCAAATAATAGTCAATTATTGTTTGGTTGAATAAATAATATTACATATGGCAGACGTAAAACAAACTATATCCGACTTTTACACGCAAGCCCAGGTTAAGGACTTCTCAAGAAATAACCTTTTTAGAGTATTAAATATTAACTTTGGTGATGGTAGCAGTACGGTAATCGGTGAAGGTGATTTAGTTTATTGCAGAACAGCCTCACTGCCTGCAAAATCTATAACAAATTTCCAGGCACCATACATGGGATTAAACTTTAACATACCTGGTGTGGTTCAATACCCTGGTAGCGAATCGTATTCAATGAACTTTTATTGCGATGCTGCACAAAAGCTGAGAGAAAAATTTTTAAGTGTTGTTAATGATACTTTTAATGATGCTAATTCAACAGGTAATTACTTTACACCTAAACAATCAGCAGTAATTGACTTGGTACAATTAGATAAACAACTTAATAAAATATCACAGTATCAACTCGTAGGTGTTAGTATTAGAGAAGTTGCAGCTTTAGATTATGATATGACTGCAACAGGTGAAATACAAAACTTTAATGTTAATGTAGCTTACCATTATTGGCGTAAGACAGGTTAATATACCTTTTAACAAAAAAGCCTTGCAAAATTTGCAAGGCTTTTTAATATCTATATGAAATTTAAAACATATTATAATATAGAGGAGCTTGTAAAAAAGTATAATGTAGACAAACATGAGCTACAGAAGGGTATTGAGGTTGAAAAAGAACATACAACTGATGAAAACGTAGCAACTAAAATTGCTTTAGATCATTTATCAGAAAATCCAAAATATTATACAAAACTCATAAAAGCAGGTTTGTAATTAAATATTAGTATGTCCGGTATCTTAAATGCTGCAGGTAATTTTGTAAGAGGTGCGTCTCAATTTGCTGGTGGTACACTAGCACAGCCCAATGTTCAACTTTTTGGTATGAACATACCTGGTATACCTTTAATTAGCTTTAGAGATTACTTTTTAACGACACTGCAGTCTTGGGTAGGTACAATACCTTTAAGAACACAATTTATAGCTATTTTTGATACCTTTCCCCCTGGACTTAACACATCAATGATGAGAAGTTTAGAGTTCGTAGATGGTGATAAAAAGAACTTTGATATCGATAGAGCTAAAAAAATATTAACATCTACACCGTTGCAAGGTGTAGTAGGTTGTATATTCTTACAGGGCGCTGATATACCTTCAGAAAATTTAGGTATAGAAACAGCAACTATTGATAATAATAGAGGATTTATACCTGGTAGTGTTCTAACTAATAGATCATCTTTTACTGATCAGCAATTAACTCTTCAGTTCATGGAAACAAACACATCTTTTACTGATTTAGTTATAAGACCATGGTTAATAATGGCTTCACATTATGGTTATGTTGCAAGAGATCCTAATGATAAAGAAGAAATAAGAAAAAACCCTAAGTGCAACATAACCATAATTCAATACTCTAAGTCTTACCAAAATTTATCAATGATACCAAGAAAAGTTTGGAGCTTTTATGACTGTGTACCGTTGAATCTTGCAACTAGAAACTTAAAATATGAAAATGAAGGTATGGATATTTACAATGTTACTTTTACGTACAGTAGATATGGATTAAAAGATACATTATATTTACCATTACCAGATATAATTGATGCTATATCAAATAGAGGTATTAAGGGTATCGTTCCACGTATATCACCTTTCCAGAAATAATGAATTTAACAACACATACACTAGTAAGACTAAATACTAGAGATAAGGATATAAGAATTAGAGAGTTAACATTTTTAGAGTATAAACAATTTTGCAAAAGTTTATACTCACATGATAGTTTATCAGAGCTTGTAAACCTATTTGATAAAATAATACAACAGACTACGGATATAGACTTTACACCAAATATTTTAGAAAAAATAGTATTAGTAATTTTCATACGTGAAATAACTTTAGGTAAACAAATTACACTTACATCTAATAATCATAGTACAACTCTTACAACTGATTTTATTTTAGATAAAATAAATAAAAAAGTAGAACCAAAAACGTTAGATGCTGAAAATGTTGTATATACAGTACATTTACCAAACTCTTTTGCAAATACAAAAACAACGCAAGTTTCTTTTATACAAAGCTGTATTACATCTGCGATTATAAATGATAATTATAACATAGATTTACAATCACTAAATGATAATGAGAGAGAAGAGTTGTTATCTCACCTACCACCCATACCTGTAACAGAAATCTATAAAAATATAATTTCATCATATTCAAACTTTTCATTTACAATAAAATTAGATAAAGAGTATATGATACAACTATTTGATGGTACATTTATATTCTTTTTAAAACATATATTTGATCAACATCTTCAAAATATATTAAGTATGGAGTACGATTTAAGGAGACATTTAAATTTTAATGGATATGATTTTGAAACAACACCTTATCCTGAGTGCATAGTACTACTAGATAAATATATACAGGAAACTAAAGCGCAAGAAAAACAACGACATGATTGATTTTCATTAATAATTACATAAATTAGTATATGAGCGAGAAATTTAATAGCATTCTAAGTGAAGTTAAGAAAATTAAGAAACCAATTAGTGCGTACTTACCTACATCGTATAAATCTGTAGAGTTATTACCATTAAGTTTAAATCAGCAAAAAGCTATAATTGAATCAACTGTTGACGGTGCAATATCTTTATTAAACTTTAATACTAATCTATATAAAATTGTTACACAAAATATTACAGAAACACAAGACATAACAACAATTGATAGAGTAAATTTAGCACTTACTTTAAGACAACAGATACAAGATAATGTAACAATAGATGAAAAAACTTATAGTCTAAATAGTGTTATTGTTAAAAATAAAGAATTAAAGTGCCCTAAACTTACACATACAGTTACTAGTTCTGACTTCGTATTTTCATTAAAAGTACCAACCTTAGAATCTGATAATAAAATAAATCAATTCATTATTAAGAAACACAAAACTAGTGATGAAAAAATGAAAGGATTTATAAGTGACCTATATGTTGGTGAGATCTTAAAATTTATCGAAAATATAAAAGTTATATCTTCAGATACAGAGATAACAATATCATCTACATCAGTATCTGAAGGTTTTGGATTATTAGAAGCTATAGATTCATCAGAATTTACAGATATTATCAAATATATCACTACTATAAGGGAGTTTGAAAAAGAGCTTACTAAGGTAACTAATTCTGAGCAGTTTATAGACATTACACCAGACCTATTTGTAATATAATCTAACATTAAATAATTACATGGCAGCTCATACACTAGCTGATGTATTATTATTGATAACGCAAACAACTGGTAAACTATCAGAGGAAGTAACTGCGTCTAAAAAGACAGGAACGAAAAATACTAACAGTATATTAACTAATAGTATAAAGGAAAAGCCTGATCAAGAAAAGACAGGAACGAAAAATACTAATAGTTTATTAGCTAACAGTATAAAACAAAAACCTGAGCAAGAAAGAGTTGTAAAGGAATCTATACCTGTACTGATACAAGATTTTAGTACTAAAGCACTTAATAAGTTAAAATTCCTAGTACCAACTGCGAAACCTCTTAGAAAAGAAGAGGCAGTTAAAGAGGAAAGCGGGTTTATGAAGTTTATTAAGAGCTTAATTGGACCCGCACTTTTAATACTAGGTGGTTTAGCTGCATTTATTATGGGTATTCTAAACGATGGTCCATTAAAAGGTTTACTAACATTACTAGGTAAGGGTGGTATTTTAGGCGGTATAAAATGGTTAAAGTCTATGTTGCTTAAAAAATTATCAGGTATATTTAAGTTTATAAAGGACTTGATACCGACAGAAGCAATAGGAAGAATATTTGTAAGTCTTAAAAATTCTTTGAAATCTGTCGCTTCAAAGGTATTTAGCGGTATGAAGTTTATAGGTTCTAAACTTAAATCAATAATACCTATAAATTTCTTTAGTAAAATATTCGGACCAATAAAAGAAGGTTTTGTAAAACTGACGTCAGGTTTATTGAAACCATTTATAGGTATATCTAAAGGTTTAGGTAAAGGTTTATTTACAAAAATTCTTAGCAGTGCTGCAAAATTAATAACACCATTACTCAAAAGAATACCAGGTATAGGTAGTTTATTAGACTGGTACTCCGCATATACAAGATTCCAAAAAGGTGATATTCTAGGTGGATTAATAGATGTAGCATCAGGTATAGCTACTATGGTACCTCTTTATGGTACTCCTATAAGTATAGGTTTAAGTGTATTAAATGCATTTCTTGACTACAAGGCAGGTGGATCTGATGTTGCAGGAGGTAAAGCAAAACCAAAGAGTGTAATGCTTGGTGAATTTTTCAAAAAAATAAAAAATAAGTTAATACTTGGTTTATGGAATATGATACCTGATTTTAGCATCTTTGGTGTTAGTGTTAAAGGTAGACTTGCATCTATAATGGGTTTGGATATACCTGGAATAGAGGCAGAAGTAGCACAAAGTGAAGCTGCAGAAAAATTAGCTAATGAACAAAAAATAGAAGCAGAAAAATTAGCTGATCAACAAAAAATGGAAGCAGAAAAGAAAGATAATGAAAATCCATTAGCAGATATTAATACCCCGACAGCTGTAGATCCTGATGATAATCCTTTAGCAGACATTTTAAATAATAATGATACATTAAAAGATGTTGATAACACAGTACAGACATCTAACTATGAAAATGTATCAACAGACGATGATACACAAGTAAGAGAGACTATTAAACTAAAAGAAGTAGTAGAAAATTCTAATAAATTATTGATACAACAAGTAGAAATTTTAAACGAAAGCAAAAAAATATTAGCTGAATTAATGTCTAAGATTTCTAATACACAAAACAATAATAACACTATGGTATCTAGCAAAAATACAGTTACTAATATTTTTCAGCAATCTTCTATAAGAGACCTACAACGAGCTTACATATAATATGAATCTTTGGACATTAACACTACCAGCACAAGGAAATGGCGCTTTACCTATTTTAACAAGAGGTAATTCTGCACCTATAACATCAACACAAGTAAATGGTGCAGATGTATCCCAGCTACGTTTTAAAAACTACGGAGCTGATGCCGCATCTCAAGACTATATTGATGTAATACAAGACTTTCAATGGACTAAAAGCCCAAAAAATTCTAGACTAGACGTACCTCAAGTATATATGTATGAAAAGAGAATACTTGTAAATAATTCTATAAGTAATGCTGCTTATAGCGTTTTTGCAACATTAGACGGTGGTGCAACTATTGCAAAAACACTCACAGAATTAGGTGGTGTTGCAACAGGTGGTCTAACAGATAAAGCTTTACAAGCATTTAAAGAGTCAGAAATTGGTAAAAAAGCATTTGAAGCACTTAATAATGGTATTGATAAATTTAAATCATCTTTAGGTACTTTTAATAACCCAGCATTAGAACCTTATACAGGCTTATAT